GTTCAACCCGCCTGAATAGTTTACCGATTCATGGCTTAACTCACCGCTGTCCGCTTGTCCATATTCAGTAAATAAAGTTGAGTTAGCACAAAGGTAATCAATCAATCGTTGCTTATAAAATTCACCCTGGCCCCTGCATAGTTCGGCCAATTTATCAATGTCATTGAAATCAACCTGCACACCGTCATCGGTGATGCGCTGAATGATCCCGGAGTTTACCACCTTGATCGAAAGGAAGGGTAAGGATAAATAAGCAGCGAACCAAATTGTGACCCTTTTGATGTAGTCATCCAGGAGTATTTCATAATTGCCGGTAATAGTATCAGCGGCCACATCGACCATGATCTTTTCGTACAACTTTTGGCCCAACGTCGGCTGAATCCATTTGTCCTGAGTTGCTAATACGTGCGGGGTGACATAATCCCAATCAAGATCACCGGACACCGGTCCGAATTCCTTGAATTCTGCTTCTGTTATTATCAGCGCTTGCGTTCTTGCCATGATCTAAGCTGTTGGTTTGTCATTTACTTTGGTAGCCACTGAATCATTTGGATTAATTACCGCGGGCGTGGCGGCCGGGCTGACCTGCTTATCGTTCTGTAACCCATCGTTAGGTAGGAATGTCCCTTTCGCGCTGCGCTTACGGAAAAATACAAGCCGGTGCCATTTATGCCGGCAACCGAATGAGCCTTTATAATCCCAGATAGAATATATCCCGAATTCAGGATTAGCGGAGTTGCTTGTCATCGTATCGATATCTTCTTTGCGATAGATCAAATTAAGATCCAGGACCTCACCGCAAAAATCCCTGTTCTTGTCATCCCGGGGACCGCGATATTCATACCTGATCTTATATAGCCCTTGGTCAAGGAATGAGGGATCTTCAGGGTCCGAAGATATATCGGAGAATCCAACCGGCATAAGTCGTAATTTCAAGCCCTCAGCGGTCCTGTTCTCATCCTCCTGTATCAGTACCCATCCGTCGGTTTCAAGTTCTTCGCGTGATTCACCCTTTGCCTTCAGGTGGTTAATGATAGGGGTGACAAGGTCCTCGGTAATCACCTCAACACCCTGTTTGCCGAATGATGCTTTCACCTCATTTTCTTTCGTGGTCGCGTCGGCATCGTCTGATTCACCTTCCAGCCATTGTGAGGGTTGAAGGGTCTCAATCGTTATTTCAGTATTCCATTTATTAATCTTGAACACCTTACCAAGCGTTTCCAATAGTATTTTCTGGAATGGAATGATAACCATTTTATTCATCAGTAAGGATGAACTTTGAAGTTCCTCAGCGTTATTGCCCAGTCCCGCAGAATCACGAATACCGAACAATAGGGGCGACGGGACGCGGTGGGCGACCATGATATTCTTAGGGATCTCAGGGGACAACTCACGGAATCGCTTATCAAGATTAGCAGGTTCGTGAGTATCGAATGCTACTTTGTCATCAACGGAATTATTATATACAAATACAATCTTAGCCTGTCCCTTCCCTGTGAATTTATCCATAAATCCCATCTCGATCTTACGCTTTTCTTCCTGTGGCGGCTCGCCATTGAAAAACTGAACGACGGAAGATGGGAAAAATCCATTATCGATATTGTTCAAATGGAATTCAGATACCCTGTTATCTAGCAATATCCAGTTCATACCACCAAAGTATGCAGGGGTGGAATAATAAAACTGGCTCGGTCGGTATTGCTTTACGAATAACATCTGCTTGCCTTCCGAACGGTCGGACGGGTCAAATGCTTTTATCTTTTGGGGTGTAAACTTCTTTTTTCTGTATTGCGTCCAATCCCAGGACACATAATAGTTTTCGATCTTTCTTTCCTTATTGGCCCTCCCTGATCTGATCTGCTCGGCCGGGGTGTGATAAATAGAAACGATCTTAGTTCGTGCGGCATTCCAAACGATCTGCCAACCGAAATAGCCATGCAGGTATAAATCGAATGCCGTCTTATTCATTAATTCGGTTAGTGATTCGCCGCTCACATTCACCCTCTCGATCCATTCCGTCACCTCAGCGATATCATTCTCAAATGTGATATTGTCACCTGCGATCATCTGGACGATCCCGTTAGTGATAGCGCTATGGGTCGATGATTGTAACCACGCCTCAATCAGTCGTTGTGGGAATTGGTTATCGTCACCGTAAGTAATAAAGTCCTCGTATGTGCTTTCCTTTACCTGTGGCAAATCAACGGCATCAAAATGCTGAACAGAAAACCGATCACTTGCCTTGCCTTCTCTTTTTGTGGCCTTGATGATTGATCCGTCTATTTTATCTTCCATGGTCAGGTAGTTGGTGATCGCTTAAAACTTAACACCAAAGGAACGGACATAGGTAGCCCGCTCACTTGGCATCAAGGCAAAATTATTTATTCGATGAATTAGCATAACCATCGGTTTAGTTTTAATAAGCCGGGGCCATGGTCACATTCGTAAAATTATCGAATGGATTAGTGGTATGGTCGGCCATGAATGGTGCATAATCATTTTCTTCAGCTACGAAGGATAGATCGAGGCCCTTCTTGTCCCCTGCACCTGTCCCTGAAGTATCGGAGCCACCGTTAGCCGTGCAACCATTTACGCGGCCAAATAACCTGATTTTTCCCTGGAAGTCTAATGACCAAATGACCCAACGGCCAACTTTCAAATTATTGAGGTCGGCAAGATCCGCCGGCGTAATATTTAAAAGGGTCAATGTTAAATTCTGTTGGACAAATGATGTACCGTTCTCGGATGATGCGTTCACCGCTTGATCAAATAAGCCTACATTATCAGCTAATTCGAAACGGAAAACATTAATCGCAACGGCGCCAAGACTTGTGATTTCTCCCCCGACTTCAGTGATAGCGGTTAACGCCCTGAAGTCATTCAGTTTGGAGTAAAACAACGTCTTGATCCCGGCCCTTCCGACTAAACAGTCATCTAGTAATCGTCCACTTGTAAGATCGCAACTCATATTATAAATGTTTTATGCTGGAAAGGGGGCCGCCACCATGACGGGCAAACCCCCAACCCCAACAATATTAATACTATGATGCTAAATGAAGTACTGCCTCCTCGAACCATCCAACCTGCACACCCATCACTGAGTAGGCAGCAAAACGGATATTGTCGGAAAGGTCAATGTCGTGCATATCCTTCACAAATACCTCATTGAAGTTAGATACACTCTCAGTCCCGAAATAAAGATTTGATTTGTGAGATAATACAAATTGACTGGCTTCCAGTCCGGGAGCGACAACCATCGGTATACCTGCATAATCCATAGGCGGAGCACCTACCTGATAATTATTCTGGTACCCTTGGTTCATCAGTGCTTGCTTATAAGCAGCAGCCACGTTAGGAGCCACCCAGAACATAAGATCGGGGGCCTCGAACCATGATTGTGCGGCGGCGATGGTATAAGCTGCACCAATTTGCGCGACAACAGTAGACGCTGTAACGGCGGCGGGGGTGGTCTTATTACCGGCTGCAACTCCTGCGGTCAGTAATTTGATCAGACCATCAATAAGAGTGTACGATGCTCCGGCGGTGTTACCCCTCCATATAGACATCTCAATCTCGGTGCCACTATGGCCGAGTATCTCGGCGGTGATCGCGTCTACAAGGTCCTGGCTAAGCTGACGGCCTCCACCGGTACCCATGCGCGCACTGGACCAGTCAACGTGCTTGAAATCCTTCTTACACATTTGTACGTTTACCTCGAATGGGGCAGGGGTAAGAATCTGCTCATCCAGGGTGATCGTTCCCGCAGGGGTGAAGTCACAAGTCGGCGCTGCAATCAGCCCAGATCCGGCGAGCCTACGGATATGATATGCTTTATTTACATCATCCTTGATAGTGATGTTTCCATCTCCGACGGTCTTAGCGCCGAAAAACATTTTGTTAATAAGATCCGTTGCGGCCTCACCAACATAAGATGTGGTTAAAGATAAAGTCGTTGCCATAATTTCTATAAATAATAAGTTTTTAATTCGATTTATGCAGGATCAGTTACGGTGATCGATCCGGCTGCACTGCCCAGACCTTTGAGATACCAATTAGTACCATCACAATCCAATTCGATTGTGTCGCCGGTAACTGCCGTACTTGCAATAAAATTGATTTGATCTTCAGCGACGGCCGCTACCAGGGCACCATTAACATTCAATACCCCGCTAATGTTATCACCCTCGGCGCTATCAACGATCCATGCAGTCGTGGGGGCTGTGGCCCCTATAATCACCTTGAAATTCAATCCCGCTTTCAATGCCGGAAGGATTACAGTACCACCACCGGCGGCATTAAGAAAAAGAGTTTTGCCAGAATCGGCGGCGGTTAATGTCAAGTCATCAATGACCGATTGCACATTATCAAATATGCGATCCACATTGTTACTATATGATACAGTTGTTGCCATAATTTCTATAAGTTAATTTTATGATTTCGCTTCTTTGACGAATTTGCTTAAGCCTTGAACGATCTTGTTCTTGGCCGATTCGGCTTCAGGGATTTCCACCACCACATTGGCGGCCGGTTTGTTGAATTCAACGCGAAGATCGGCGGCCATTTTGGTATGCCCCTCTTCGATTTTCTTCTCAACATCAGTTTTGAATGTCGCAAGGATAGATGCAATACCATCGACTAACGCGTCAATCTGCTCGCCTTTCAATCCATCCTTATCCATGTCTTCTTCGGCTTCTTCCTCGGCTGGTTTCACTTCACCAACGATACCTTCTTCAGCGACTACAAGGGTAGCCCCATCTGTCAAGACATACTCACCGGTCGGAACGGGTGTTGCCACTTCGTCAACCAATGTGGTGATTTCAGCACCTACCTCCATCACTTCCCCAGGGAATGTGATCTCAATAGAACCATTGGCCCCTTCGCCTTCGATGGTCCCGAACTTGTCAGGAACGGCGGCGGCGGGTTCCACTTCGACCGCGGGTATCACGGACAGAACATCTTCTGTGAATAAGTTCTTAACCTTGTTAAGATACATATCCAATTTTGTTTCTTTGCTCATTTCAATTTTTGAGTTTTGTATAATGTCACGGGTGAAAACACCTTCTACGGAAAATCCCGAAACGCTGTCATCTTTTACAAGATCCCAAACATCATCGTTTAGCACTTTCACTTTGACAAACCAAGATCCGACAGGTAACTCAAATCCATACATTGCCGATTTGTCCTTCTCAGGATCTTCGACAATCCAGGACTCCACCACGGATAGGTCGTTCAATGTGGATTCATGCTCTAACGTCATGCTGTTTTGTTTCCCTTGCAAAAGAAAACGTTCCGATAATTCGCGAATAGTGTCAACAGTAAAAAACACAAAATACTCTTCGCCGTCCGGGCCTGGGTCTTTACGATAGATCAGTTTCTCCGGTATCATTGCAGGACCGGCAACAATACGCTGGTCGGCGTCGATGGTCTTGAATGCAAATTCCTTGTTAGGCTTTGCGACCGTTTCCCCGTCCTTAGAAAAAGCAATCCAATTCTGCTCGATTGCGGGATGTTTAACCAATGAGATAGCTGTTATGCCTTCGCCGGTGATCCCATCTTCTAATTTCAGTTCAACAATTTTCATGCTCCCATGTTTTGTGTAAAGTTACGATTCAGTTTAATCACTTAAAAACACACTTTGTCACAACGTCGCTTCACGCTCGCGTTGCCTTTCAATATCCTGCTCGGCGGTAACGTCCGATTGGACCACGTAAGTCCTAACGGCGGCCCGTTGGCTTGAGTCTTGTGTTATCTGCACTTCGGATGGTATTGACTGGTCCGCATTTACCAGGCTGCTTGAGTCAACTCCACTGGATGGGCTTGCAATAGATACGGAGGGAGCAGATCCACCCCCACCACCTCCTGGACTGGACACGGACGCGATCTTCTTAACATTGGCCATACCCGCGGCGAGCGCAGCGGCGGACGCTATCGGCGCAAGGAAAGGGCCGACAGTAGGAATAGCTGAAATCGATTGGAAGGTCTGGATGGCACCCATGATCGCTGCGCGTGTGGCGTCTGCTATCAATATCCCTTTTGATAATTTCGACCCTTCGCCCAGAAATGTTGTGAGCGCGTATAAGCCATCTTGATATGCTTTTTCCTTAACGTCCTTTATTGTATTCTCAATCTTAATTTTTTCTCTCGCTGCTTTCTGCTCAGCATCCACCTCTTTCCACGCATTCTCGATTAATTTAGCGGTCATCTCCTCATCGATAGCGATCTTCTCATCGGCCACATCTTGGGCAAGTTCCAGATCAAATGCGGCCATATCGGCCTCGAATTGCGCGTCAAGTTCCGCTTCTTCTTTGCGTAAATCTGATTCAGTCTTTGATTTTTCCAACCGTAATTTGTCCAATTCGGCGGCCTTGGCCTCTTCAGCGAGGATCACAGCTTTCCTTTGCGCAGCGGATGCGTTATCAATTTCATTCAGCCTGTTCTTCAATTCACGCTGCTTGGCAAGTGATGCGGTTTGCATATCAATTAAAACAACTTCCGCTTCTGCCAGTGCCCTTAGCTGTTCCCTTGTGCGTAACTGAACGGGGGTGTTATCAATTTCCTGCTGCTGTAATGTGATCCTATCTTCCTGTAATTTTATATTATCGCCTAAGATTGCATTCTCCAATTCGCCGGCCTTAATAATGGCGTTCCTTCTTTCCTCATGTGACTTTGTTAAATCACGGGTCAGGAATACAAGTTCTTCGATTTGCTTGCGACGTTCGGCATTGATTTCCAATATATCCGTTTCAGCTTCAAACAATGCCCTGGTAGCCTTTTCGAATTCAATAGCGGCGGACGTGGCCTCCCTGATCTCATCACCCACACCTTTGACGGCTTCGCCCATTTCCTGGAATCCTTCCTTGAAATTACCACGGATAATCTGACCTAGGGCTTTGAATAGTTTCGCTGCCCTCTGGGTTAATACATCAACAACAGCCGACACCGCGGCCATGGCATCCTTCATCTTATCGGCCCCGGCCTGGGTCTTGGTGAATGCTTTAAATAATAGCGTTAAGCCGACAACTAGGGCAGTGATTAGCGCAATAATAGGGTTTGCCATTAATGCCTTCAAGGCCTTCCCTAATGCTTTAAATCCTGTCACGACCTTACCGATCGGACCGGGCATAGACCCTAACTGACCTTCTAACTGCTCGGTGGATTTATCAACCTCCTTTGTCGCCCCGTCCAATTTGTCCATGGACTCAACGGCCTCGGACGTATCGACTTTTATTTTTCTTACCTCAATTTCTTTCGCCATGGCGCAAATGTTTGAACTTAGTTTTTAATCTGTGCGAATCCAATACACTGGCATCGGCCTTGACGATGTCTTTCATTAATGGCCTCAGTGATGCGAATATGATTTGATCAAATGTTTTACGTTCCATTATTCGATGAATGTTATGTACGCTTTTATCTTTGTTAACTTTTTAGAATTCGGGGAGTAATCTTTTATCTCAATAATACGCAACCCGACGGGCGTACCGTTTACATTAACAATAATTGTATCGGCAAATGTAAAGTTTGCAATGTCGGCGGCATCCAACAGCACATTCATCTCAAGAATCTTTGAACCTTCATCGTATCGCTCCCTGATCATTTCCCTGAAATAGCGAGCGAATAAATTATAAGTGGCGTTGGCCACCACGTTCATGGATGGTGATGGAGGCGTCCACCATGTGAAATTAAGATCCAGTGTATCTGCAAACACCGAATAACTCGACGCGGAATATAATCGGAAGTTGGAGAAATACGGGTAATAAGTTCGGGCCGTGGTGCCGCCACCCACCGAATCGGTTGTGTAAATGGATGGGGTAATTGTCCGCACACCGTTGTAGTACATCAACTGAAGCCCTGG